GAGGGATTACCTCCCTAGCCCACCTTAGTTACTTTCTATCCGAACTCTGATTAAGGAACCAGAGGGTCTACTACGTCAGACAGAACGACCGCACCAAGCTTAGAAACCACTTTCTGTGCGTACCATTCTTCGGACTCAATCCAAAGCGTCTTGCTTTCTTCGGAGTAGTATTCACGAGTCTTCTGTGCGCCAGTAACGTTAGCCAGTGGGTTAGTCCATTGGAACGTGTAAGCGGCGGCAGGAATGTCTCGTCCGGGGGAGTTAGGAAGGTACATAAGGACAGCGTTGTTGCCCCAAATGTAGTTCGTCAATCCACCCTCACCGACACGGCGTTGAGCCGCAGTAGCCTTACGAGCGTTAGCGATAATCAGCTTGTCAACACCGAGCAACTGCTTAATCATCTCGTCAGAGACGAAGTCAGGTTGTACCAGACCGTTAGATGTAAGCGCTTTCAAGCGTGGGTGCATTTTCAAGATGTTATACACTGGCTTGGACAGTACAAGTGCGTTGAAGTCATGTGTGCCTAAACGCTCTGCCTTCTCACGAAGCTTGAACAAGTCCATTACAGGGTTACTGTTGTCGAAGTCCGACCATTTTGCAGGGTTGCCCGCGCCACCGAAGGAAGTACGAAGGTCAGCATGGAAGTTGTTGGGGTTAGTCATCAACTTAGCTGTGTTCAATTCCTTGTGGAGCAACAGTTGCCCTTTAACCAGTCTAGCCGCCGTCTCTTTCAGAGAGAAGATGCGGTCTTCGTCTGCGTTGGCGAGTTCTTCGTCATACAGCGCGGAACGTTTCGCAAAACCTTCCGTGAAGTAAGCGTCATCCGACCAACCAGTACGAATTTCACTGGCGACCGTACCCGGCGCACGACGAATGTCGTCATCTGCAATCTTGTCGTCTTGGTAATCGAATACCATGTACTTATCAGATTGCTTATCGACATTTACCACCGGAACCACTTGCTCACCAACATATTGTCCGTTGTCTTGGTAGGAAACGGAGATATTAGTGAGGTACTGGTCATAGTGAGTATTCTTAATGTTGTATTGACCGTTAGTTGCCATACTCGTTTACCCTCCCCTTATTACACCGTGTAGACTTTAGGGCGAATCAGAACTTGAACGTTCTGCCCTGCTACAACTGTGTTTTGTGCTTCACCAAGGACATGAGCCTTAGTTCCAGCCGCCAGACCTTCTGCGCGTTTTGCTTTACCACCTGCGGCAACGATGATGTCCTCACCAAAGGCGATAGGTTCAGCCGCAACGATTTCAGCAATACGGTCAAGCTGTACAGCTACCGTTCCGCCGTCACGGTCTTCGTATTGATAAGTCACAATACCAACTGCCGGGAGGTTATCTTGTTCAGGAACCTCGACTTCGCGTGGATTGCCTTCAACGTACTTGACTGCTTGGTCGATACCAACAGTCGTATGAGTCGCGTTCGCACGGAACGTATATGGACGTTGGAAACCAGTTACATTACCTGCCATGTCGTTTACCCTCCTTTAATTACTTCGCGCTGGCTTCAAGTTCAGCCAATGCTTGTTTAGTCAATTCTTCGAGGTTACCGCCAGATGCTTTGAATTTGTTCATAGCAATCTTTGCGGCTTCCTGACGCATCTCAGCACGGCTCATTTGAACAGGTGCTTCATTGCGTTCAGTTTCAACGTCAGCTTCCGTTACCTGTGCCGCCGCTTCCTGAATCGCACCGGAGAACTCACCTTTCATGGATGCCAGTTCTTCCTTAATTTCAGCAACGCTCAGAGTAGAAAGATACTTCTCATAGCGTTCTGCGTTGAATGCGTTACCACGAGCCGCGATACCTGCCTTCACCGTTTCGCTCACAAGGTCTTTCGTAAACTCGTCAGCCAGAGTTGCCTTCGCAGACAGTTCCTCAACCTTGCCGTTGGCGGTAGCCAGTTGCTCAGTCAGTTCAGTAACCTTTGCAAGAGCCGTATCCAACTCAGTTTGTTTAGCGGAAAGAGCCGCATCATGCTCACTCTTAAGAACTACATCAGCAATCGGTTCAGCGGTTGCCAGAGTTACGTTCTCAGGAGTTGGAGTTGCACTTACTTGACTCATTTCTTCACGTCCTTTCTGGTACTTGCTAAAGTCTCTACGCTCCGAAGTAGTCGTAAAGAGTTGCATGTTTCCTTTCGATAAGAAGCAGAACAGTTCTGCGCCCATCGGGAGATTCTTAACATCGTCTACATTATAGAGAGACCTGTCACCTAATTTAACAGGTGCTTGTACGCCACCCTGAGAGAACGATTCAGAATCTTGCTCGTTACCTGCTTTTTGGATAAGTGCGCGATTCACAGCCCCGGCATACACCAGACTGTTCTCTACACCTTCACCAGAATCAGCAACAATGTTACAGCGAACTTCCTCGCCGTCCACAGTATAAGTAAGACCGGGAATATGTTCACACTTTTCGTAATCACGGATGCTGTTCTTACAGATAGAGCATTTCGGGTCATGGATAGAGAATCCGATAGAAGTGTCGAACGTATGCCCGACTTCGATGTGGTCAGCGATTTCCTGAGTAGTCATACCGATTTCAGTATTCAACTCGCGGCGTTCGCCG